GGGCACAGGCTCGGGCTCGGGCACAGGCTCGGGCACAGGCTCGGGCTCGGGCACAGGCTCGGGCTCGGGTTGGGATGCAGGTATGAATTTAACGTCCATCTTAGGTTTACTACCCCGAATCTTCTCTACGTCTGCTCGGGTAAGGTTATTGAAGCCGTCAATCACCTTAGCTGCTCGTTCCGAGTATGTCTCTGAATCATCATCATCTTCTAGCACTAGTATTGTACCGAGATACCTTTTGAGGGTAGGATGCTGCGCAGTAGTTGTGCTGACCCGTGCTTCTTTCCCCGGAAAGATCCGGAGAGAGTTCCCCTCGATATCACGTAAAGCAGATACAATAACGACCTTCGCAGATACGTTCTTCAGTCCTACTGACTTCATCCTATCCTCCTCAGGCAAAAAATATGGGGATGCCCCCGATGTAATAGGGGCACCCCCATCTCTAGTAGCTTATGGGAAGACGATCTCTTGCATCGACTGTCGGTTACCAATGCCCATGCCTAGAGCCTCATAGCTCCAGAACATGATGACGTCGGCTTCCTGCTTGATGAAGAGAGTCGCATCCTGTAGCAGATAGAAGTTCCCGAGGAAGTTGTTCGGCTTCTGCGGGGAGAAGATCCACGCCTTGTTGGGGTCGTAGATGTAGGACTTGATGGTCGTTACGACCGGCAGGCCCCAGAGCTTCTCGGTAGCTTCGATACCTTCATCGAAGTGACGCTGCGCGACATTGTCACCCACTGTGGTAGCGGGGAAGTCGATTGCGTCAAAGTAACGCTCTTTTGTCATGAGCATTTTACCGATGGGACGACGCCGGCTTAGCATCGACTGCATCGCGCTCTTGAAAGTCGCGCTCTGGAAAGGACCATTGGTGGTTTGCGCACCAGCAGCCGCGGTGATGATGTCCGCTACTAGGTGGTTGAAGTAGCGATCTTCCTCGTCCGCCATATCCTTCACGGAGTTATCCGAGAGGATCTTACGGATATCAGAGGTATAGGACATCAGCTCCCACTTGTTCTTTGTGAAGCGCTGAGACTCAATCTTACCGAAGTAAATTGCATACCTTGGACCCTTGAACCAGGTACGAGGGCCAGTACCCTGGAACTGTACGTACGTGGCGTACGAATCCGGCTCCTTATCGATGATCTTCTTCGGCTGATCCGTATTCTCGTCACGGTCGATCTCTTCCTCCGAGATACCCTCTGGAGCTAAGATCTCACGTACCGCGGCCTCTTGACGCAGCTTCTCTCTAATGAAAGCAGTACTTGCGTCTGCGGCTTCCTTGACGCGACCCTCATCAAGCTTTTGAACAAAGCTTCTATTGATGAATTGAGCCGTCGCCTCAGGGACTTCAACTTGATACTCATTACCCATGACTGTCCTCCTTAGCGGCTGCGGCCCTGCGGGACGAGGACGTCCAGGGTGCCGTCTGAGTGAATACCATCTGGTCCAACCCAGCCAAGGATCGGCTCGGTAGCACCAGTTAGCGGAATTAGAAGTCCGTCGTTACTACCACCAGCTGTTCCCACGGTCAGGCTAGCGCCTGGATGGTAATTAACAGCAGCGATAGTTGTGTCGTACTTGTCTGTTTTGAGCTGCATTCCACCCTCGATACAGGTTACCCGGTGCATGAGAGCACCATCATAATCTGTGTCGCCATCTACGCAGTAAACGTAGAATTGCGGGTCGGTAGCGATATGCCCAGTAGAGTCACCCAGGATAGCCCTACCGTCAGCGGGATCCATCATCAGGACGTGTCCGCGCTCGATAGTGCCAGGTGTCGGAGTCCCGCCAGCGCCAACGGCTGGAGGATTCTTGACATCCAGGATGACCATCAGACCCGCGAGAGCATTTGGGTGCGGGTCCCTGGTCACAATGTCAAAAAGTGAGTTCAGGTCAGTCATCGTTCTCCTCCATTACTAAGGTCCAGTGACCCATGCAACGAAATTGCCGCCCTCGGATTCACCGGACGACGCTGTTTTGGTTCTACTTCCAGGACCACCCAAAGATTCGACAGCCTCATCACTACCAGCAATACGGCTTAAGAAAGAAGAAATCTCGGGATCTAACGATGCGAGTTTATCGACGATCTCGCCCTCGACACTCTCGCCACTAATATTAGCAATCTTTTCAGCTAGTTCCGAAGCGGCCCTCCGCCGTACTTCAGTCTGTTCCGCAAGCTTCTCAGCTTCGGTACTCTCGAGGTACGCGGCTGCTTTTTCGAGAACATCAGCCACCTGGGACAAATTCAGTGTCATTTTTGTTCTCCGTAAATAGTTTCCTGCAACCTAGAGAGACCTTGAGCAGCATTAAGGATGTGAGCACATTTGGTGTGCTTCTCAGCCTTACGCCTCTTACTCTCTTTTCTAAGTAGCGAAGCCAGTTTCTTGAGCTGATCTGGAATGGTCATGGGCATTCCTCCAGCACGCGCTTTCCGAATTCCTCTACGTCATCATAGGTGACAGAGTTAGAGGTGTCGTCCCGCAGAACATGGGCCAACTTGAGTAAACCCGCTGCTACAGGAACCGTGTAATTCGGATGTGCCACAGAAGCAGTTTTTTCTTGCTGTGACATCGCGCTTGCACGCTTAGCCTCCGCAATAACTGCTTTTATATTTGGTACTCGTCGCATTACCGCTTTGCTCTTTCCGCGGACACTTTTTCAAGCGCCGTTTTAAAAAGAGAGGCATAAAGCCTTCTGACGTCTTTAGAAAACATTATCCCTTATCATCCTTGCGAGTATAACCGCTGAATTAGGATATTGGTTTCTGCAGCACCCTTCATAAATTCACTAGCTGCAACCTTCTGTAACTCTTCCAGCGCTGCCTGCTGTCCTTCAGCGTACTCTTCTTCCGCTGTTTTCTCTTGATAGCTATCAAGAATGCTGGAAGTATCCGCATAACCCTGGGCAGCTGCTGTCTTAATGGCGTAATCGAGTTCAGCCTCTCCGGTATTCATCGAAGCTTCCTTCTTTATCATTGCGTCATACGCTGCCCATTTCTGGATAGCAGAATCCGCAAACGCCATACCCAACATCTTAGCATGCTCGATTTCTGCTTGCTTCTCAGCACCAGAGATCATCTCAGCCTGCTTCATCAAACCCTCTACAGGAGTTTGAGTACTCCTATGCTGCGCGGTCTTTTCAGTAGTCTCGTTGAGAACTTCACCGAGAGCTTCCTGAAGTCGTGCCTCAGCCGGGTCAGCAACACTGGCGATCTTTTCTGTGTCACCAGTGGATCCCTCTAACTGATTCAAGATTTGCTGCAACTCCATGACTTTACCTCGTTTCAAGTTTCGCATCAATAATAGGACGCGAGTTCAGTATTCACAAGAGGGCTTTTTACTTATCCCTCTACGACCAATTTACCGATTTTTTCTGCTATTCTGTCCATGTCAATATCAGGAAGAGTAACAGTACCCCCGGAAGCAGGCAACTCGTTTTCTAACCATGACGACATCTTTACGCCTTCTACAAATTCTTTTACTGCACCCTTACCACCACGGTAAGCGTTTTGTCCTACACGTTTTACCGAAGGTAATAAATCTTTAGCTAGGTAGCGCATGGGTCTAGTACGACTTGCACCGTGTAGTAAGGTAGTACCTGCTAATGCGCTGATAAGAGGGTGATCACCAACAAACTGACCACCTCTATCTAAAATTCTACGGGAGAATGGTAGTGCTGGATGTCCTACAGGCTCGCCCCTACGCATCCTCGACTTATAGTCATGGCTCAATAACGCCATCGTCGCTAGCGTCCCTAAGAGGGGAACTGCTAGAGAGCCTGTTTTGTCATGTGCTAATTCAGTCAATGTCGGTACCGGCACACCCTGGTCAGTCATGTAATGGGGACCCATAGATGGCCACTGGGACGCACCCAAGGCACCTAACGTCAGACCCAAAAGAGGTCTTAGTTTCTTGTTTGGTCCATTCAAAAGTCCAGACCCTATATATTTATAAGCGCCACCCAAAAGAAGGGCTCCCCCTAAAACTTTATAGAGATTTCTTTTAGCTATCTCATCATGCGCTCGAAGAGCCGCGCCGCGCGTAGTCCTATAACGGGTACCTGAAACAGGATCACTTATAGTTAATGACTGTGTAGCTTGACCGAGAGGGTCAGGTATTTTTAATGCATCTGGTACAAATCGACGATGTAAATAATCACCGATGCCGGATCGTTTCTCTAAGTACGGTCCCATCAACTCTGCGATTTTTATATCCACATGTTTAGGGTCTATATCTAAAACACCCGACTCATTCATCTTATCAAACAACTGCGGGACGTCCCCGAATAGCTCTAAGATACTTCTTTGTAGCGCTACTGCTCTATCGAGGTGATCGTTATCCACATGTGCTTTGGGGTTACCCTTATAGATGATTATCTTAACTACCTCGGGAGTATTTAACATACATCCTGTAGAGAAGAGAGTTGAGAATACTTTCTGTAGAGGATGTTGTGACATACTACGTAGAGTATCGTCAGGGATATCTGGTGTATTATCCCCCGCAGTCAATACGGCGTCTCTTATCTTCTGGAGATTGTTGATCTCCATCGGAGAGACACCGTCTGTCTTAGCGTCCACAGGATAACCCTGAACTACCTTGTCCATCACAGCCATCTTTTGAGACGCTAATTTGCGCTCATCTAAACTGTCTAGGTATTCGCCTGCAGCAGCTCCCGAGAGTTCATAA